TTCGGTGCCGCCGTTTCATTGTCACGTCCAACTATGCCCCCCAAGATATTTGGGACGATGACACTACCTTGGAACCTATTCGCCGTCGTTTTCAAGTGATCCGTATGACGGATTTCAACACCTGGGCTGTTGAGGGAGCACCGGCTCCGAGAACTGCACCTGTTTTTAACGCCCCTCCAGGACCTGTTGTTGTTGAGCTAGAACCTGAGTCTGAGCTTGAATCTGTTTTTGAAATATAATCATAAATGTCCTTTTTCTTGGCTGGAGCTGAAGCACTCGAAGAGGCTATCGGTGAAGCTGCGTTTTATGCATACGGTGGAGCTGCTGGTGCTACTGCTGCTTCTGCTGGTCCTGAGCTTAAGCGTTTGTATCTTACGCCTGAACGTCCAGTTACCCCTCCCCCCAAAATTACGCCGACAAAGCGCCTCCGAGAGATCTTGAAAGATAGCATGTCTCTCACCCCCTCCCGTGTTGATTGGCGTTACGCTCGTCGCGTTTCTCCTAATGGCCTCCAAGTATGGGGCCCGAATCGCCCCCGTTCTCGCACGCGTGGCCGAAGGCATCGTAGTCCGCCTTACCGTACGATACCTCGCATCATGCCTCAGCGATACATAACCAACCCAATCGCGGAGCTCAAGGTTCTCGGTTTTACCGGTACAAACGTTAACTTCGTTAACACCACCTGGCAGTGGGCCCCGTTGAATACTATGTCGCAAGGCACTTCCTCCTCCACTCGCCTTGGAAACCGGGTGTTCATTGAATCCATTGAACTCAATATCAGCATGAACTGTATTGCTGGCACCAATAATCAAGTAGGTGCTATCTGTCGTTTCGTTGTTGTCATGGACAGACAGGCAAACGGCGCCGTGATCCCTGGTATCCCGAGTTTCTTCCAAGATGACAATGTGTTGTCTGTACGCTCTGTTGCTGGTTTTCCCCGTTATCTTCAGTTGAAGAACATCCAGCGAACCATGCAGGCCACTCAAGTTTCTACTGGCGGTACGCCCGGGAATACGGAGGCATCTATGCCTGAGGTTATTCATGTCTACATTCCTGTTCGGCGATACACGCAGTACCAGTCCAATGCTGGTACGATCAGTGATATCCTCACCAATAGCATTTGCTATGGTATGCTCGCCTCTACTAACAACACCTGCCAAGTGCAGATGCGTGGGAAACTTACTTTTCGTGATGCTTAACTGTGTAAAGATCTATCCACCTCACTCCACCAAGCATTATATAAACTGCCCTTGAGGGGCCCTGCAGGGGAGAAGGGCTAACCCACTACAGAAATCCGGAGCCGGTGTTCCCAAGAGCCGGTGCTCCAGTACTGTTCCAGGTCTAGGTACATTATTACCCTAGACCCCATGGAACATGGATCAGTACTTATCTCAGGTTCTAGACCATCCACTGGTCTGGTCCGTGCATTTTCGGGTTCTGTCCCAGGACCTGTATCTGCACTTGTATCTGTATTACGCTCTCTCTCTCACAAATTAAATGTAAAATGTCTGAGCCTAGCAAAACCCAAGGTGCGAAGAACTGGTGTTTCACTAAACACTACGGTGTCGAAGGGCAACACACTCGTGAGGAGGCCTATGAGTATATCACGTCTCTCGCTGAGACTGCCTCGTACGTTATCGTCGGTGATGAGGTGTCGCCAACAACTCAAACAAAGCATTTTCAAGGCTATGTGCAATTTGAAACAAAGAAGCGACTTACTCAAACCCGCTTGATGATCCCCCAGGCTCACTGGTCAATCGCTAAAGGTAGCGATCAAGACAACTATGATTACTGTGCAAAGGACGGCAGTCATGAAGAGTTCGGTGAACGTCGCGACACTACCGGTGGTCGCGCTGGAGCGGCCGCTGAAGAAGAGCGCTGGAAGCGTGCCCGTTCGTCTGCTGTTAATAACCGCCTCGACGAGGTCCCCGACCAAATCTTTGTCCAGCATTATGGAGCCATCAAGTCCATTGCGAAAGACCACATGGTACTCCCTGCTGACCTCGAAGGAGTCTGTGGAATTTGGTATTACGGTGCCTCAGGAGCTGGTAAATCCCGTCGTGCTCGCGCTGATTACCCTGGTGCCTATTTCAAGCTGGCTAACAAATGGTGGGATGGATATAAAGGAGAAGAGAATGTTATCCTTGATGACTTCGACAAACAACATAACATGTTGGGTTATCATCTTAAGATCTGGGCAGATCGTTATTCCTTCATCGGTGAGACGAAGGGTGGCGCCGTGCCTGTTCGGTGCCGCCGTTTCATTGTCACGTCCAACTATGCCCCCCAAGATATTTGGGACGATGACACTACCTTGGAACCTATTCGCCGTCGTTTTCAAGTGATCCGTATGACGGATTTCAACAC